ATTGATCTGAAGTTAAATCTTCAATAGTACCATCACCATAATGTATAGAATATCTTTCTGCATCAAATGCACTATAAAATGCACTTGATATTCCACTATTTGCTATATTAAATGATAATACTCCACTACCATCAGTGGTTTCACCAGTTATTGCCTTTGTTACTAATAATGTAGAACCTGTAAGGTTTACATCAGAAACATCATTAAAACCTAATGGTGCATAGAGTCCAGAACTCTCATTATTGAGAATTGTAGGAGTCATAACTCTAATTCCAGTTGGAGATACTGTACTTGTAGGCAATCCACCATCAGTAACACCTGTGATGGTACTAACTCCAGCAACAGTCATTGAAAGGCCATCTGCTTCAACAGAAACCACTCTATTAAATGTTTCTAAACCATTATGAGCAGCATCTAGTATTGGATATGAAATAATAGAATCACTTCTAATACCTAAGAAATTCCTACCTGGTGCTGTAACTGCACCAGCTGCTGTTATGGAAATTTCATCACCAGCACCAAATCCTTTAGGAGTTTTTCCTTGTAAAACAGTATCAGCACTAAAATCTTTACCATAACCACTATATGCTGATGTAGCTTGAAATACAGATTTAATATCTGATACTTCCCAAACTTTTACTGATACGGTACTTCTAGTAACTGATTCATCGTCATTAATTATTATTTGCTCTCCTTCAATAAAAGTACCAGAAGTTTGTGTTACATTAATAGCAGTTCCACCACCACCTGCTCCTACAGCAAATCCAGTTGCACCACTACTTACACCTCTAATATATGAAGTAGCTGGCATTTCTGTATTAGATAATGCTAAATTTACAGTTAATGTTTGATAAGTTTGAATATCAAAAAGATATAAATCCCAAGATGTAGATGCATTGGTATATGCTGCATCAGTTACACCGAAAGAATAAACTCTAGCTTTTCCTATTACTGTTGATCCAGTTGGTTTGGCATTAGTAACACCATTCTTTTTCCTATAATTGATTAAATCAATTGTATTAGCATCATTATTGACACCAATAAACGGTGTTCCATATACATTATTAACTCTTAATAGATTACCTAAAGTAAAGGAAACATTAGCTCTATCAATAGTTTCTTTATCTCTTGGTTTTGCAACATCTAGTATACTTGTACCATTTCTATTAACTTCCCATCCCTGAACAAATGCTTTACCTGGTGAGACTTTATAACACATTAAATCATCACTAGGAGTATTACCTTGATCTGTTTTTCTATCTGATGAGAAAGCACCCTCATTAGATATACCATCATTTAAAGATTCTACTGGTTGGATGGTAAATGGTTCTACTGTATAATTACCAGATTCTTTAAATGTTCTTCTAGCAAATTCTTTACCGATTTGAGAATATATTGACTGATTCTGTAATTTCTTAATTACTCCATTATCTATTTTAACTAATTCAATAAATGTCTTATCATCATAATCATTTAAAGATTTTTTAATTAAAGTTGTTGAAATTTTTAATCTATCTGCACCTGGTGCTGCATAGTTAGTAAATCCTCTAGCATTATCAAATAATGATGGATCATCTTTAGAACTAATTAACTCTTCTTGAATATTTAATCCTATCCTATAAGAAGGTAAATTCTCATAAGGATCTAAAACAAGAACATCAGAAGCTACATCTACAAAAGTTCCTCTAATAAAATATACACCTTCTCCAATGCTTACGGCACTACCAATAGCACATGCATTATTATCAACAAGAGTTGCTACAGTATCTCCAATATTAACAGGAGTATTTCCATATACAAATGCATTTTGAGTTATAAGAACCTCACCATCATCTAAAGTTCTTATAGTATTATCTGGACCAGCATCCAAATAACTAACATATAATGTTAATTCTGAAACATCAGTTCCAGCTGCAGGTAATGCATACCCATTTATAGACACAATAATGCCTGATGTTAGACCTTTTAACCTTACTCCCTTTAATTGCTCTGCATATAATGCTACTGGTATACCTAAATGATCTGTTTCTATCTTTACTGAATGATAATCTGTATCAACATTAATATTACCAGGAACCACCATTGATCCCTCTTTAAATATATGACTACCAAAAGATTCAACCTGATTCTGCAGCATAGACTGCAAGGTAGTTAATTCTCTAGCCTGTACGGGTTGACCTGGCTTAAATAATACCTTGTAAAAATTATTTGCCTTATCAAAATCATCGTAATAAGGACTTACATTTAAATTCGTCTTTTGTGGCATTTTTCTTTAGAATTCCAGGATGATCTTAACGTCTTCTTTTTGTCGAGTGTTTCGAGCAATCGAGGCTCTATTATCTAAGTAAATAATATCCCCTGATCCTTTATTTATCTCAGGACTAGCAAGTCCATTTGCAAAATTGACACCTAAACTAATAACTTTATTATTCACAGTTGTAATACCTACATTAAAGTTAGTATCTATAGCACCATTTCCACTAGGGAAATTTACTTGAGATGCTGAAGATTCAAAAGGTATTACCTTACCAGAAGTAGATACTCCAACATAATCAGTCTGATCATTAGAAGTCTGATTATAATAAAGATTTCTATCTTGATAATATTTAAGTACTAGAGTCTCTGAATCGTATGAGGCAACATATCCTTTAGCAATTCCATTTGCCTGTACTTGTGTAATCAAATTTCCAGAAACAGGAGCAGTTCCAGTAATACTCGAAAATTTGATAGAATTTAATGATGAGAATTGACTATCTGTAAAAGTCGTAGCTGATCCAGCAACCGTTGGATTTTTTACAATACCAATTTGTGCAAATCTAGTATCAATTGGAAAATCCTTATCTTTATCATCAAATCTAGCATAGATTAAAATTTTATCAGTGCCTAATTCTTTGTAAATATCAGATCCATGTCCTTTTGATGGAGGAATAATAGGAATCAGTTTTGCTGATACTGACGCAGTAGAATTAATTCTACCTAGATCAACAAATCCCCAAGTATATCCTTTACCACCAGAAGATACTATAGCTTTAGTTATTTTTCCACTAACAACATCAATAACTACTTTACCTCCTGATCCATCACCAACAATATCAAATTCTTGACCTAATCCACCAGAATAACCAGATCCTTGATTTTCAATATAAATCTTTTTAATTTGATTATTATTTACTGATGAATCAGCATTATCACGAACTGATTGTATTTGAGAATCAGTACTAGTTGCCCATTGGTTTGGAACAGTTATATATTCAGTCGAATCAAATTTTATAATATCACTTGGAGATACTGTAAACAAATACTTCCAAAGATATCCATCTCCACTACTACCAGCAGCAGATGGTTCTAAATCAGTAAATAATGGTTCATCTTGAGATGCATTACCTGTAGTACTAATTCCAGAAGATCCATTGTCAATACAAACATATACATTGTAATTTTTATTCATTACATAGTAATTTGCA